AAACCCCGAAAGAAGGATGAGTTCAATCGGGGTTAAAAGGTAATTACCAATATCTTTATGACCGTGCTCTCATCCAACACAAAGGCAAATGTAAACTGAATATTTTTAATAAACAAATATATTAAATGAAAACTATCTAATCAGTTAAGTAATAGTCTATTGCAGAGGTTATAAAAACTCATTGTCGTGCAGATGTAAAACTTTTGGCGGATTTTGACAATAAAAAAGCCCCTCGCTATATGGAGGGGCTGTCATCTATCTGGCGGGCTTTCACCATGTAACTTAACTTTGCCGGCTATTCGGCTCACATCTGATTTCCTTACATTCATCAGACAAGAAACCTGCGTGAATTAGTGCCCTGTTGGTTCTTAATCTACCTCATAGCTTTTAAGTTTTTAATTTATTTGTGCTTCGAATCACATTTTATGAAACCAAAAGTAAGCGATATAAAATTGATATACAAATATATTTATTAACAACCAAAAAAAAAGAGGGTGCAGAATCGAATCCGTACCCTCTCAAAATTAAACTAAATGAAAACTCTAAAAACCCTTATATCTTTGGTTTGAACATCTTGTATACTTTTATCCCAAACCATGCGAAAACCCCGGCAAAGATCACTATACAGATTATCAATGCGCTTTTATAAATCTTTGGGATAAACTTAACCGGCTGGAGTGTAATAACCTCTTTAATTTTTGTCACCGTTTCTGTAACAGTAACTTTTATTGTATCCGGCTTAATTGTTGTATTTGAAATTAACTTGCCATTTAGGATTTTAATCTGCTGTTTGAGTTTCGAGTTTTCAATACTTGCCACATCCTGATCGGGACAATTAACAGGTGCTATTATATTAATAGTGTCACCCGGTATGTAAACAGGTACTTCTTTGACCTTCTCGATATACACAGAATCAATTGTTGTTGTCGGAGGGAACTTAGTGATACATCTACGCTGCGTTACACACGATAGCGCAAACAGGCTTAAAAATGCCAATAAAACGATTTTAGTTTTCATAATGTTTTTATATCAGTTAAGTTTTTATTATCAGGGTTCTCAATTTTGGCAGTAAGATTCTGTTTAACCTCTGCTTGTTTACCCTCTTCTTTCTTTTGTGAGAATAGGAATAGCATTGCCGGACCTGCTATTGTTGTAAAGATAAGGCCTGCTGCTCCTGCTATTGCCACAATGTCCGGTGTTGCTGCACGACTTCCGATATATACAAGCATGCCGGCGAAAAGAAGAGCTGTTAAAATAGCAATATCAGCCATTAACCGGCTATTAGATTTATTGCCATTTGATTCTTCCAGAAAGTTTGCTTTCATGATAATATATATATATTAAAAAATGATGGCATTAACGCCCGCAATTCGTCCATTGTCTTTTTGCTATCAATCACATCTATAAACCCGTCACCGTTCCGGTCTTCAAATGATTTGCCTGGTAATATACACCCCCTTGAGTCCAATTTTAATCCCGCAACATAGTTGCCAATATGAACTTCCACTTCATCCCTGTCCGGTACATTCTTTAATAAAAAGACTAACCCTTTTGTCGGAGAGTAGTATTTTTCAGCCGGATAAGTCCCTTCAAGGATACAGTCGACTGATCTGGCATTTATCTGATATGGGATCTTAATCTTTGGCAATTCAATAGTAACACATTTATAAATGATCTGATTCTCATCCAGAACAAGCCAGAGTCCTTGTGTCTCTGAAAAATTATATTTGCGGGAAATAACTACGTTCATTATCTTTGCGGTTGCGTTCTTTTTGTCATTATAACCTCATCTTTTTTAGGACAAAAATTCGGAGTGTCATTTGACCCATTTAATAATACAACAGGTTCCGGACAATCTTCAATGTGCGTACATTTTGCGCAATTTCTATATGGAATGTCGGGCTTCATTTCAATTTAACCATTTTTCGTCTTTCCATTCAGGCAATTCAACGACTTTCTTTTCTTCTGCTGATTCAAGCCATTCCGCCCATTCAAATGCACGATAGTCACGTCCTATCTTTTTAGGGATTATAAGCCATTGTCTATGCTTGCGAAATAACCTATCCCCTTCTCTGTATTCCTGTATATTACTTTTCCACCTCATTTTATAGTATCTTTTGTAACTTGTTTAACTTTTACGGAATCAATAAATCCCTGATCGATATATTTTACATAACCTCCTCGAGTAGTTTTCGACACGCCTTCTTTTTGTTCAACTTGTTTAATGATGCTTTTGTTATTGAGATATATTGCTACCCAGATACTGCATACTGCAATCACGGCCATTATAATCCATATTATACGCTGCCAATGATCGTTTACTCGTTTTGCTTTTAAATTAGCTATAAGTAACTCACGATCTTCAAGTTCTTTCTTTATCCTTGCTTTTAACTCATCGGCTATAAGTTGCTTTTTTTCAATATCATTCTTAGTTGTGTCTTTAACTATTTCCTCTGCCTTATAAAGTTCAATAGCACGTGCCGCTGTTCCTGCCGATTCAATAGCCTTATTGATATTACTTTTAATTTCAGCCATGGTATCAACAACTCGTTTATGATCTAACATAAACTCATTAAATCGAAACGCAAGTCCCTCTTCTGGATGACCATTACCAACAAGTATAAGGCTCATGCGATCAATTACTTCTTCCTTACTGCACTTATGATAATTTCTATTTGTTGTTCCGTTCTTTTTGCTTGTCATTTCCATTCTTTCGTTGCGTTGCGTACAATAACCACTAATTTAAGCCGCCCCTCCGTCAGTTATTGTCCACCCATGACCACCACTTGCTACTGCTAATACTAAGTGTGCCCTTGCTGCTGCTGCATCCCCTCCTGCTGTGTATTTTGCGTCTCCTGCGTGGAAGGCTACTGTATTTTTAACCGCCTGTGCTCCCCACGAAATCAACAAAGCATCAAAATTAGCTGTTGAAAGTGCATTTGCACCGTTAAACATATTAGTCATATCTGTTACTGCAGTAACATTAAGCCCAGATACGTCCTGATTGAAGGCAGCACAACCGGAAAATATAGTATTCATGCTCCCTACCTTGACTGTATTAAAACTGGCCACACTCTGATTAAGCACTGCACAACCAGCAAACATACCATACATGTTCGTTACATTAGCGGTATTGAAATTAACAGGAGAATTGAAAGCTGTACAACCAAAAAACATATTGGACGTGTCTGTTACAGCAGAGAAATTTGGTGAATCTGTATATGTTCCTGTTAAATTTGTACACTGGGTGAAAGCGGTTGTCAAACTACCACTCCATGCAATATCACCCCAGTGAGCGATAGTGAGTATTTTAGCTTTATCCCCTCCCCAAGCAAAAGCCATTCGTGGGAAAGTTCCTCTGATCATAACTGTTTTTACCCCTGTAGTTGCATAAGTATGAGTCGTTGCTGGCGCAGTTCCTGTTATATGTGCCTCTGCGCCTCCATCGCTCCAATCTACATAAAAGTCATATCCTACTCCTGTCGTTGGCACTACAATTGTTTTAGTTGCTGATCCTGCATTTTCCGTCTGCCATGTAGTTACAAAATAGTTAGCAGAGTTATTAGTAACTGCCTGATTTGTAAATGATGCTACTTCTCCGCCTGTTGTCAATTCTTTTAATGGATTAGCTCCCGGTTTTGTATAATTTACAGTCACTACATCAGTTGAAATATAACCCGGAGTTACCGTAAGAGTGACAACCGCGCCAGAGATAGCAACATTAGAAATAGTCTTCCCTGCCAGTACAAAAGCAGTCGTAGCGGGTACGGAAGCTTCGTCCAGTGCTGTATCAAAGGTTATTGCTATTAATGTATGAGTAGCCGCTTCTATTACTGCACTTGAAACAACTGGAATTGTTAATTGTGCTGCTCCCCCAATATTTTCCCATCCGTCATTCTCTGCAAGTAAAAACCCAGCAACCTCCAATTCAACATCCACAACATAAGCACCGCCTCTTGCACCCTCACGAAACCTACATCCTGTACCTGCAACGTCAGGATAACTTGCTAAGTCAACCCATATACCATCAGTAAATGTTTGCTCAACAAACAAATGATTGAGTTGTCCTGTACGGCATTGAGTACCCGTAACCGGATTTGTGGCTACTTTAAACTGACCCTCGGAATAGATATAATATTGCATATCTTTTTATATTAAAACCATGTATTAATTCCCATATTATCACCATACTGAGTGAAAGGAGTTCTGGCATTATACCTCATTAAATTAATCCTGTCACTATAAAATTTCAATACCTGAAATCCATGATAGAGACTCTGACAATCCATTCCAGTATAGTAAGCGACTCCATTCTGAACATTATATTCTCCACCGTTTAGATGATTATGACCAGAATACACAACTTTAACTCCATATTCTTCACATAATGCCATGAGTTCTTCCTGACCGTAACCAGATTCAATATGGAAACGAACTACACCAGCCTCGTCAATCAATGGATTCCATACTGGAATGTGCGAGAATAATATAATCTTCCCCGTTGCTGCTATCATTTGAGCCTCTAACCAAATCAACTCAGCTGCTTCAATCTGTCCGTTTGGCCCGATCTCATTAGGTTGAACAGTATGAAAACCTATTAGTGTAAAATCACCAATATTATAAACGAAATTATGCGGGAACAAATCTAACCCTGCGTTAGCATCATGATTGCCTTCTAATTCAATTTTTGTACTTGTTAAGTTATCGAATGAGGCATCAAAGGTGTCTTTTTCTGTTTGTAGCCCATGGTCAGTAATATCTCCTAAAAGTAAAGTTGCATCAGGATTTATTGTATTGAATTGAGTAACCAACGCATCAAGTTCTCCTGCATTCCACGCTCCTACGGTGCCTACATGAATGTCAGACGCTTCAACGAAAGTATAAAGTAGTGTACCACTCGGCACGTGTTTTTGCGTTTCGATATGTACAGCCTCGAAGTTTTTAAACTGGTTACCTACATCTGTTGAAAACAAACCAACATTTGTATTGTCTACAATAGAAGCATCATCAATTGTTGCATCAGTGCTGACTTGTGTATTGTCGTAGTAAACAGCAACCGTTGTACTGTTTTTTCTTACTATTTCTAAACTACGGAAGTCTGCCGTTATTACCGTTCCTGTTTTTAGAAGTGTATGTGTGCCATTTACACACTTATATAAAGTAACATCTCCACTTCTAAATTTATAATTATCCCTTACAATTGCATACACATAATTCAGCGGATTTGCTACATCATCCATACACATAAATATCCCACCTTCTGCTCTGTCTGTCACTTTTATTTCTACCCTGACTCTCAACTTGTCAACGTAAGAACAAGTACGTGATAAAAATAATTCAGAAGTTGTTAAAGGTTTTACACTTATATCATCATAGGCACATAATGTTCCTGCCGGTGAATATAAAGTTAAAGAAGAATAATTATCAAGGAGACTTCTATATGTATATAAAAGCTTAGAAAAAATTGTACTACTAACCCTCAAAACACTGTCTGAAGCGGGTATTAGCCCTGTAAGTAATCTAAAATAGGCATATTGTGGCCCCGAAACAAGTTTAGCCCAGCCAGCCAATTTATACCATGTGTTAGATACATATAATGCACTTCGAGTAACAGAATTACCAGTAGTACCATCGGTTATTCCTTGAGCCTTACCTGTTACACCCACTTCTTCTGAAAGCGTAGGTGTTCCTACTTTTGTCCAACCCGGTGCTAAACCAGCAACATAAGTACCTTCAAATGCACCTGAACCAGCTGTTAACTTCTCTGTTCCCTCAATAGGTGTATTGATTACTTTGCCATCTACAATTGTCCACGTTGAACCAACCCAATCATTCCCAACCGCACCATTAGCACGATCAAATACATCCTGTGTCCAAATTTCATTACTGTAAATACTTACAAAATCAATATTTTCAACTCCATTAAATCCCGGTGATTCAGTAAGTCGAATATCAACACTGTAAATTTCATTAACCCCTTGCATCCTTACTACCTTACGTAAATAAGTCGTGCCACCATCGGGAGTGTCATTGAATAGTTGCGTCCAGTAACCACTCGACGAAGAGCCAATTTTAAGCCCACCGATTCTTAATCGTATTCCCATGATTACACTCCATAGCCAATGTAAATCAGAGCCGCTGTAGTTCCTGTATGAAATATTTTACGGCATACCTCTGGATTATCAAATTTTGGGGATGCGTCGAAGGCATCAATAACGGCAAGTGCATCGGCATCATTTAAGGCACAATGTTTAATATTACCCGCTGTTTGACAGCGAAAGAAAAAACCATTTTCATCAGTATAATCCACAGAAGAAACGTCAATAAGTTTCTGTGAAATGATATTACCCATATTTGTATTCATAGCTTTAAATATTAATCACCAATTAATTGTATTCGTCCGTTTGCGCCACAAGAATTTCCGCATACCCCATTGCCATTACGCCATAAAGGATAATTAGTATAATTGCGGTTTAAAAATGTTATTATTTCACATTGAATCGCATCGGCCATTAACCGGGATTCCGTCTCAAGCCGTTGCATGACTTTATCCGAGATGGGAGTTGAAAGATCTGAATCTTTAACAACTATTCCGGCAGCGGTATAGTTAAATGCTGTCCGATTTGTGAACCTGGCAAAAGCGTAGTAAATAATGCAGTTTTTAAGTCCTTGAAATAAATATGTTTTTGACTGATAAGTATAAGTTCCTCCGTCAAGCAATAATTGATTTGCTACTGAAATATTCTGCGGAGAGGGCGAAGCCTGTCCGACAATCTCATTCAAAAGTCCATCACCGAGCCATACCTTAATATCAAATAATTCAGCTTCAGAAACAAAGTGAGGCCATGAGGTAGAATTTTTGACACTATCGCAAATATATTTTAGCGATTGCAGATCGGTTAATGTTACAAGTGAAATCATATTGTTTGAGTTTGAGCAACATATTCTGCTGGTTTAATCGAAAAATCAGTAAACTTAATAGTGTAATATTCCAGTAATATTTTAAATATCTCTCCTGTCATGCGCCGTTCGTCCGAACAGATATTATTCATAAAAGTGTAGGCGTTTGTCAAAAGATCACTTCCAAATCCATTACCAATATCAACACCACGCAAAACAGGCGGAACTTTAAACATGCCTGCTATATTTTGCTGTACAGTTCTTTCAGTTAATTCATATTGACGATCATAGTTATTCGCCGTGAATGCTTTGTATTCAGGAGCTTCCTCATCTGCATCGACATCAATCACAATTATTTTACATGCCTGATCATCACCTTGCCATTTCTTAATTTCATCAGCACTTACTGTTTGTTGCTGATTATAAGGATCGTTAGGATCAACGGCCCCGCTTGCGAGTGTACGTGGTTTAATACCTTTGCGTATAAGCATCCCGGCAGATAAGAAGTTATGTTTTGCATTTCGGTGTTTAACGGTTGAAACACTTTCCTCTGTTAGCATGTCTGTCACAATCGGATCAAAGGGACAAAGGGGATATTCAAAATCACCGTCGACGGTATAGTAAAGTATTTGTCCGAGGTAGTTTTCCGGCCCTCCGGCCTTGGTCATCTCTGCAATGACAGTCTTCGGATTGAATCTGTTGATGAATTTAACATCTTGCATCCTGAATGGATTGCCTAAAATACCAGTCCAGTCGGGATAAATAGCAATCTTACCAGTATATTCTCTGTTTATTACTTCTATCCGGCAATGTTCAAAAGGGATATTAAAATACTCCTCCGGTAATCCCATGCCATTATATTTAACAAGACATGCAAAGCCGTTAAAGTTTTTAAGGTCTTTTGCAAATTTACGAAGTAGTGAATTTGACCGTTCGCCTTTGGAGTTAAGGATTGTATCGGCAAGCGACTGATCTGCGAATCCTGCGCCCTCGACAAACTTAACGTAAATATCCATACAGACCCGACCTGTACCGGAACTATTTACAATCTCTAAAATCTTCTGCGGATAATCGTTATTCAGACCATACCCTTTTATTCTTTTGGAAGTAATATAAGAGTTCCGCTCTACCCTTTGGGCTGTTTTCGTAGCGGATACTCGCATTATTTCTTAGCTTTAAATGTCTTGACTGATTTCTTAGGTAATTGGGTAACAGATTGTATCAACGTATCTGCTACAATACTTACTTCAGGTTCGGGTTTTACGTTAGGAACTGACGGGGGTATAATTCTAATCTCAGGAACTACCTGAGCAGTCAGAATCTTTGAAAAATATATTGCTTTCTCAGGATAATTTTTCAAATACCATTCTGCAAGTTCATCCGTCAGTGTATCATTAGTACAAGTCTTTGATGCGTCTCCAAAAGCCTGGAGAAGAACACCTTTTTTTAATTCATAATTTCTTGTTGCCATTTTTTTACTATTTATAATTATAAGTAATGCTTCAATATAACAAGTGTTACATGTTATTTTTATTTCTTCGCCTGTAAGTGATTTATAAGCCTCTCTTATCTTTTCTTTTCGCTTTGATGTGCGAAAAGATTTGACATTTATAAAATCACGAGCAAACGATTGTATCTCATCAATTAACATAATAAAGTGAGGGAATTACCCCTCACTCGATTACGGGCAACAAGGAGCAACCATTGAGGCAAGGGCTGCTCTTGTAGCGGTCAATGTTCCGCCTACAAAATATGCAAGCGGAGGTAAAGATTCTTTTAACTTATCAGAACATCCAGCTGTTAGTAACCACCCTCCGAGTAATTCGTCAGAGTTTGCATCGCGTTCAACGGCGTTAAGTTCAAGACCAAAGTCCCATCCGAGTATCTCAAATACAGTTCTCCCGGCGGCCAGTGGAGCAATGTCTTTATTATAGTTATTCTCCTGTATGATCATGAAACGACTATCAACGGCGTTTTGAATCCAGAGTTTTGTCTCAGGGGTATTATCAAATATCCTGAAAGTAAATCCCTGATCCCAGACTTTTTGATATGTCTTTTTGACCATTGTAGTCTTATGTTCGTTTGAGAAGTTGTACCCTTCGACACAATACGCATACGCCGGAGGCGACACTGTCTTTAACACAAGTTGAGTGCATAACAGCGAATTAGAAGGATCAAATGCGCTTAAATCTTTATCAACGTCTTCATAGTTAATAAAGTAAGCCTTATCCTTAATCCCCGGCACAAGATTCGCACAGTTTTTAAGGATACAATCAATAATCTGGTTACATCCTATTGTCATGGTAACCTCCTATCTTCCAACCATTAACAAACGGTCGTCAATTATCTTTGCATCGAAAGCATCGGTAGCTTCAATACGGTTATAACGACTTCTTACATCGTAAGATGTATTTACATTTTCAAATGCAGAAGTACAAGCCATACCTATATTAAGGTTTGAAACAGTTGTATATACTGCACGGTGCGGGTCGTTCCATTTCGTTCCGTTATCTTCATAAGCCCTGATCCATTGATCCCAAAGCGGAACAGATACGATTTTTATGCCGTCCCATGTTGCAAATTCAATGCCATTGGTCATTAATTTATAGTCCTGGAATGCAGTTCCAAGAGCCTGAATTTGTCTGCGGAGTCTGTCAAATACTGAACGGGTGACAAGTAAAATCCTGTCAGGTTGTGCAGCAAGTTCAGAAATAGCATTATCAATAAGTGAATTGATTGCATTGTACATCAAAAGCGGAGTAGCAACTGACTGCTGGAGGGCATAAGTTGCCTGAGTGTTCCCTGGAAGTGCATTTAGCTGCAATGGGTTAGCGGCGTAAATAGCTGCAAACTGAACCCAGAATCCGTCAATCACGTTAAAGAATCCGACATCAGTTCCCGGAGTGATATTACCAACAGGGAATAGAGCGGCATTTTTATCGTCAAACCAAGCTGTGCGAAGTACCATTTTTGGAAGATCCTTTGCAAGAAGATCCTGAATGAATGCAAAAATCTGAGTCTTGGTAAGATCATAAGGATTTGCGCAATCGACATAAAGGCGCATCAATGAATTTGTGATTTCATCAATACACATATCAATTATGACTTCCTTATATTTTGGCTCCCATGTTTTCTCAATAGCAGTATTCTCATAGCACTGAGCAACCGGGTTGCAAGCCTGAGCAGCTTTTCCGATAAGACCGAATGTTCCCGGTATGATTCCGATTCGTTTGTCATTCTTAATACCCGTTACAATGGTATGAAAGTCAGTGAGCGCGGGAGCTTCAAGAACGGCAGTTATAACAAGTTCATTTAACGACCTGAGTTCGTCAGCGGTAAAGTGAAGATTGTCGAGATTGAGTGTGTGTCCACACGAGGGGGAAGTTGGCATGATTATTTACTTTTTTGGTTTTTAATTATTTCTCTTACCTGGTCAAGATTCACATCCCCGACCTTTTCAACTGAACTGAACTTGGCGCGACCTTCCGGCTTCCATGTGTTTTTTAGTGCAGTTAAACTTTCAATTAAAGCAGCTGCCTTAACTTCTTTGTCTTTTAAGGATGCTTCTACTGCTACCGTGTCTGCTTTTGTTTTTTCTGCATCAGCAAGTTTTGTAGTGAGATCAGCAATCTTTTCATTTGCTATTTCAAGTTCTGATTTAGCAGCAGCGGGTTCCTTAACCTCCGATACTGCTCCATTTGCAATAACAATCGTTTTACCGTCCATCATTACAAAGGTTCCGTCCGGGGTAGCCTTATCACCAACGGCTGGCATTCCGGCTTCCTTTTCAAGTTTAAATTCTTTCCCGTCTTTATCTTTCATTGTTTGATCCATAGCCGGGAGACGAGAAAACAGGGCTTTGAGTGTTTCTCCGAAAGCATCAAGTTTCTCTCCAAAAGTTTTTACTTCATCTTTTTCCATTTTATCTGATTTATAATTAAAATATGCAACTGCCTTTAGTGGTTCAGTTATTTTTGTAGCAAATCCAAGAGTGAGCATATCCTGAGCTGAAAGCATTGTTTCTTTATTCATGTATTCCCGGAGCATAGTCTCGTCTTTTCCTGTGACTGCCATGTATAAATTGAGAATCTTAGTTTCCTCTTTGTCCATATATTCGGCCATATCACGAAGATCGGCAGCCTGAAAATCACCCTCAGGATTAGGTATTCGCGGCATGTGAATTAGACCGTCAGCATTCGGGAACATCTCTCTTTCACTACCTGCTAAAAATATCACGGTAGCAATGCTGTAAAGCTCACCTTCTGCAATAGTCTTTATTTTTTTACCGGAGTTTTTTAACAGATCATGAATTGTCCATCCCTCGCGGACACTACCGCCGGGACTTTTAATCCTGATATTTAAGTCAGTAGCTTCTTTGTTACTGTCAAGGAATGAAATGAGATTATCAGATGAGAACTCATTTTCATTAGTTCCGATAACTGAATAAATTTTAAGGGTGGCTTCCATTTACGGGAAAATTATATCACATCCCATGACCTGATAATAAAGGTACGTATCGATGGCTATACCGTAACCCTGATCATACAATAGAGCTTCCATAGAATTATCGTTGTCTGGCATATTGTTGTACGCATTGCACCAAGTATCGTTCATAATTTTATGTATTAGACTTTACAAAAGTAAACCCATTACATAAATTAATATATGTAAGTATGTGAATATTTACTATATGTAAATTTATAGTAATTAGATATTTTTCAGAATCCCCTCGCCATGAATGATTAAATCACACCCTTTTTGATTCAGTGCGACCTTTAAATTCTTAAAATGAATCTTAATTTTATTACATAAAGTCTGATCTAAATGGGGATGATTAATAAGATCAACGCCGAACAGGTGTATCTCATCAGCAAAGTAATATTTATAAGCAATTTCACAAGCTACAAATGGACTGCAAAGCGATTTATGAAGTGAAGGAGTGCCAAATTGAACAATATTATCAGGATAACCGGGTAGTAAATTGATCTTAACAAAGTCTTTTCGGGTGTCCCATACGACCATTTGGCTATAAAAAGCTTTAGGAGTGCATTCATTTATTACTTTTAATCGGTCAGGTTTAAATACAGAAGGATTATCCAGACAAACAACGACATCAGTCTTAACAAATCGCCAAATGTCATTAACTCCAATTGACAAATCAAAGTCAGAATTATAACTTTCTAAAGAGGGGCCGAGTCCCAGTACTGATATTCTCATTTTCTGTTCTTTGCCAGTTACCTTCTGTTTCAGTCTTGCCTTTATTCCTTCTGCTGTTACGTGTCCCGGCAGTATTATGGATTATCCATAATGGAGTTACAGGATTCCAGCACCACCCTTTTCCTGCCGTATGCCCTAATCCTGGCAATACTTTTATTATCTTATCTGTCAGTCCATGCCGGTGAATATCTCTTGCAGCTAAAAAACAAGGCGCGCCATGATGAACATAAGGATGAAATTTGAAATAATTTTCAACTTGAAGTAAATGAAAGAACGGATGTAGCATATACATAAAACCTTCTGCTGCATGTTCCGGCCTTGCACCCCATTCATAACCTCCCATATCTGTTTTTTCAGTATAACCTATGCCGTATGTATCCGGTTCCATCATATCGATCATTGACTGAACAGGACTTTTAATCATTACAATATCGGAATCAAATACAAGAGCGTATTTAGTTTGAACTTGCTTTAAAGCCAAATCCATACCCCTGCCATGACCGATATTTGTCTGGCATAAAATAAGCATAGTATAAGGGGATGCCAGACTTTCAACATAAGCACGACACTCATCATGCGGATCAGATCCGTCAACAATTATAATAAGCATCTCAGGATGGAACTTTCTGATAGATTCATAAGCCTCCTGAAATAGTTTTTTTGTATTGTGAGTCACAACTATGCCTGTAGTATCTTTCATGGTGTATAAAATAATGGTCTGTTAATTGAAATCTCTTTATAGTATGTTTCATATTTACTTGCATCGCTTCCAAGCAATGCCCGTAAATATATTAGATTTCTATCATCTCGCATAACAAATGCTTTTATATGTCCCGCTCCTATACCTCCACGCCCGGGGAGTCCTTTAATACCAACTGCAAGATCATTCTCATAAAAAAGATGTTTATTAGTAGCTCTTTGCCAAATTACCGAATCAATAAATTTATTAGGCAAACACTCTTCAAACAGCGGCAAGAGTTCTGGTTTAAAAGCAGTCTGAAAAAGACTTGCATGTGCGGTGTTTGGATTAGTTACATGCCTCCGGTAGCACACATTATAATAGATAGTATTCCGTTCTCCGATTAAAGAATAAGTCCCAAAATTATCCATCATACGATCCAGATAACGAGGCCGGTAATAATCATCATCTTCAATTATAAATATAGCTTCAATATCTTTAAAATCTTTCAGGACTTTCAAACCGGCTGCAATATTGCGAGCTTGTGTATTTTGTCCTGCCGCCCATATTGGAGTAGGATAAACTTTTATAATTGTCCAATTATCGCGAAAGTTATCCGGGACCTGATCTGTTGTCACAGGATGACAGTCGTCAATTATGATCCAAAGAACTTCACCTTTGTATGTTTGATTTTGCATCCATCGGGCACAAAGATCAAACTGTATCGGTCGGCCGCCGGTCGGAGTTATAAGTGCTATCATATATTATTTAGATTTAAAACTCCATATATCGGGTTTTGTGAAATATATAAAAACATCATCATAAATACCAGTTACTTCACGTTGATCAACTACATTTATATGTAGTCCTAATTTATTAAACTCAGGTATTGATAATTCCAAATTTTGAATATCTTCAACAATTAAATAACCTCCATTATTTAAATGCGGATAAACTTTTTTCACGAAAATAAGCTGATCCTCTAATACATGAGATCCGTCATCAATTGCAATGTCAGGATGAAAATCTTTAAAATAATCTTCTGTTAGATCATTTATATTTATCAAATCTAAACTTACCCTTCCTATTGGTTCAATGAATTGATTATGAAGTTTTAATTCGTTTCGCTCATTATATGGTTCCCATTTATTTATATCAATTGATTTGATATGAGCATAATGAAAATATTGTTTCCATAACTCACAACTACCCCCAAATTGATAACCGACCTCGAAAAGATTAATTTCCTTATCTCTGAACTGAAAAAACATTGCATCGTAAAATTTCAGATAGCTATGGATACTTCCTTTATCTGTCAGAAACAATCCGTTTTGATTATTTAATTCAACTAAGTTCATATCAATTGTGTATAAAGAGAATCTTTTCAGTCTTATGAGTTGTCATTCCCGTTCTATTACATTCAGCAAGGCAATCCTGAACAAACAGTCCGTCAGCTATATCGCTTGTAGCTTTTATTCCAACTCGCTTTGCTAATGGCAGCCTTATAGCAAATGCTCCAAGATCAATATAATAGACCTGCAGAATTGTTGAAAGAACAGAATACCCGAAATGAGAATGGATCATATTGCAATAAATGATCCCGGCCGTTGGGGTTACTAACTTTAACATCTCGTCTACAAAAGTTGGAGGATAGTAATTATCATCATTGGTACTCATTATAAAATCTTCATCGGCCCCGATAGTTTTCTTTATCATCATATCTCGGTTAATGAATCCAGAATGAGCCGTTCTTGTTTTAGTATATTCAAACGATATTCTTTCGTCATTATACTGTTTAATTATGTCTAATACATTCGTTGGCATTTCTCCATCGTGTATTATATAAAGTTTCCAGTTAGGATTTGTCTGGACTAAAAAGCTATCAATAAGAATCCTTAAAGGAATAGCTCTTTTGTAAGCTGCGCAAATAATGTGTAATTTCATATTTAAATAATTTTTATATCCGGAAACATTACAATAAACTTTCCGTCGTATTGACCTTTGAGTGAATTAATTATATAGTCCTTAAAATTATGTGCTAAGATGATAATAAAATCAACGTGAACACTCTTTAAAATATTACGACTTACAACTTCTAATCCCGTACCTGGTACGAACTTACCCTGCTTAAAAGGCGTATCATCAATTATAAATTCAATCATTTTATAATCTATCCCGCATGAATTAAGAAATACACATCCTTTGGCGGCGGCACCAAAACAGGCTATACTTTTTTTATGAGAAAGATTCTCAACAAATTCTTTTAATTCAATGATCTTTTCATGTGTTCTTTTGCCCCATTTTATACAATATTCCTCTGTTAATGTTCGTTCAAGATTCAAAAATGAAAGTATAGTGCTATCCGGTTGCCGGAGTGATGATTTTTTTACACTCAAGACTCGTAATGTGCCTGCGTGCATATCGTGATATGAAACATTTATAACTCTCATTCCTTCCTGATTCAATAGGTCAATTATATTCTTTAGGCAATAATAATAAATATGTTCATGGTACACCTGGTCATAATTATCATTTGCAAGAGTTGTAAGTAAGTAAGGAAATTCCAAGCACCACATACCTTCGTTTGATAGATTTTTTTCTATTCCCTGAACGAATGAGCGAATAGGTTCAGTATGCTGAAATACATTTGTCGAAGTAATAAGTTTGGCCTTATAAGGTAATTCAGTATTGACACAAAAATATTCATTCAAATATTCTATTCCTGCTTCCTGATTTATTTCAATAAAACTTTTTGAACAATCGATATTAATATAATGAAGATTCCTATTCTCTTTACGAAATTCAATCAATAGGCTCCCATCATTGCCTCCAATATCGACGACTAAATCTTTATCTTTAAAATCAATTATCCGGGAAAGATAATCATACATCTTTGCGCAATGCGTGAGGTATGGTTTATTTACACCTGAACGATAAAGATAGTTAAGGAATAGATTGTCTTTATTTATAACCTCAGTTAAACATGTCAGGTTGCTTTCAGTAAATAATTGAATTGCCAAAGGTAATTTTTCGCATGCAAATGATTCCTCTCTTGTTGCACAAAGATTATTAACAAGCGGGACATTGCCTAAATTAAGATACTCAATAGATTTACCACTTCCTGTTATTGGACAATTCGTTATCTTCAAACTGACTCCTCCATTTTTTTTATGATTTTAAATATAGCACTCTGACAAATATTCAGATTCTCACTTGTAAGAATGACTGCCAGACAAACAGGATTATTAAGTTTTCTATAATAATCATATCTCGAATAAATTGCATAGTGTCTTAAAATTGATGTCGATATTAAACCAAGTTTCGTCTCAGACTTAATCCTGGTTATATTTTCATTTAAATAGCTAAACCTGTTCATATGTTTGCCCTGACCTCGACTTTTCTTTTACTTGCTGCTTTTGCATTTATATCTTCAACCGTAACTATCGGCGGCGGCATCTTACTCAATGCGTATGCAATATCATCCGCTGTTAATGAGTTCTGATTAGGCATTGCATTTAATTGAGGTTGTGTTAATTGTTGCTGTGTGAGAATCGTTGATCCTACTGGATTAGCTAATGTTCGTTGCGCTGGCGGTGATGATGTTATCGCAGTTGGTGCAGAAGCAGACCCGCCGCCAGAAGAACCCTTAGAAAGGCTCGCTACTGTTGCTGCTATTATAGCTGCTATATCTGCCACCGCCGCTATCCTATTTAAGTTAATTGGAGCCTGTGCGGCTGCCATTGCTATGCCTAATCTTGCTAAATATCCCGGCCCCGGAAGTACGGAAGCGGCAGACATTGCCCGAATAGTGGCATTTGCTTTAGTGGTCGCAATAACAACCTGCGCAATTGCAAAAGCCTTATCAGCTATCAAAGACGCATTTTGTAAAGCTTTATTATTACCAGCTATTGAACTAAGGAAATCGGTTGCTGATGCTGCTATTCGCATTTTTGAATCTTCCATTGATTCATGTATTTTAATAACAGCATCTGCAAGAGCTTCTTCTTGTTTTATCCTTGCATCGTATTCCGATTGTCCCGCTTTTCTGTTTTGTTCAAATATTTTTCTTTGCAAGTCAACTTCCATATTCCATTTATCATCTGCCTCTTTATCCATTCGAGCCAGTTCTTTGTCAATAAAAGACTGGGCTTCTTTCTCCGCATCTATGTCTTGTTTTTTGGTTTGCTCTAACTTTTTTGCAGCATCAGCAATTTTCTTTTCTTCAATAGCCTGGAGTTTGGTTGCCATGCGTAAAGATTTCTCACCTTTGATATTTAATATTTCTGCTTCAAGCTGTGCCTGCTGATTCAAAAGAACTGTATTTGTTTTTTGATGTTCTAAAAGCATATTAACGGCAGTTAACTCCTCTTCTTTTTGTCCGAGTTTATAGGCAATAAGTTCTTTTTCTTTTTCCTGTGCCTCAACCAAAAGAGCCGCCTGTTTTACACTTCCTTTTCCAGCCTTAACGCTTTCTAATCTAAGGTCTTTTATTTCAAGTTCTTTTTGTGCAACTATCACTAATTCATTTCTTTGATCTATGCGAATTTTGTCCATCAAGTCAGCAGCGGCTTTTATATCTTTTGGTAGCTGTTTCCCGAAAGCATAACCGAACTTTCCCGTAATTATACTCTCAAAGAAAGCGGATAATTGAGTTTTTGCCCTTGTCAGCAATTTGGCTCCTGCTTCTGTTCCTAAAAAGGCTTCTTTTAATCCATTAAGTGCCGCCGTTGCAACTGCTATCGGGGCAGCAAAAGCAAACATACTTGATGCAGCTTCACCTATTGCAGCCTTAACAGATGCGCCGTAACGACCGACATTTGTGCCTCCTTTGTTTAAACTTTGGTCATATTCTATTATTGCCAAATTTGCAGCTGCGACATTTTGCTTTTGTGTGATATATAAGGGGTTAACTTTTTTTAATCCATCAGCATTTGTTATATATCCATCACCAAGAGCTTTTAATTTTTGCGTCTCAATTGTGACTATTGCATTTAACTTATCCCTTGTGGTCGCATTTTCTTTATTTGCAGAAGTTAAAACACCAATATTTCTTAGTGTCTGTGCGTATTCTTTTTGAGCAGCTTTTTGAGCAGCAATACCTAATTGATATTCCGCTGTATTTTCTTGACCTGATTTCTTTAATAAATCATTTGAAGCCTTTAGCTCATCAACCTTTACTTTAGCCGCCGCCGCTTCATCAGCATATTTTTTGAGATTGCTCTCAATGTTTACCAGATATGTTTTCTTTTCTTCTGCCATGATCTATTTTATTTCTTCAATGTTTGCAACTTGCGCTGTAAAGGTTCCACTTGAACAAATGACTGTTAAGTTTATATACCAAACTCCTGATATTGCTATCGCGGGAGCTGTGGGTGCTGCTATTGTTGTAGGCAACTGAACCGCTCCGGCATAACCAACTCCTTCTGCTTTTATCGTAGTTGCTGATCGGATAGTTATTAATACATCGAATCCCGCTCTTGCATTTGCTACCTGAGCCGCACTTGTTACTGCCGTCCAATCAATAGTATCAGTTATAGTTCCACCAGCTCCGCATCTGACTTTGAATATTAACGTGCCAGTTGAAGATGAATTACCAATAATCCATGCCCGATAAGTTGATCCAATAACAGCACTATTGGCAGGTATTTGTAATTGAAGTAAAACTTTTTCAGTAGTGCCGGAAGTAACAACCGGACCCGCTAAATTTGCAAATAGTCTTGCAGCCGCAACGGTGGGTTTATTAAGGATTTGCCCCATACCTGAAGAAGCGTTCCAGTCTGCCTGAACCTGTGCCGCCGGGATAGTAGGTTTATTTGAAACATTAGTATTCCAATCAGCCCCGACCGTTGCGCTTGCTGCTATCCCCGCAAGTTTTGTTTTTTCTGTATCTGAATATTGCTTATAAGTTGTACCGTCGCCGATATTATCCTGATTCAAAACAACGGCTCCCTGCGCCCCATTCACACTCGAAACCTTATCAGAGTTATCGACCCTTTCCCATGTCGTACCGTTGTAAATAATCCAGTCACCTACTGCATAAACTACTGCACCGATTGTCCCGCCTACTGAAATAACAAAGTAGTCTCCTTGTAACGCTAAGGGAGAAACGATAGGATTGATACCTCCTGCTGCACTAAATATGCCATGATAATTAACCGATCCTAAAATCGTATCAGGCAGATTTGCAGTCGGGACTTTTAAACTTGCATCGAGTGGACAATATCCATTAGCCGTACCCTTTGCAGTTGTCACCTCTAATCCTGACAAACTTTGATTATCTGCATTTAGAGCGTGTATCTTTGCCGCCTCGGTAGTTGCAAGTAATTCACTGCCAGTGACCTTATCAACTTTCCCCGTTATATCAGTCGGTGGAACCTGCGAAACAATATAATTAAGTTGTTCCGTAGTTAATTCACCGCCGGTCATATTTGCTAACTTCAACTTATCAGCATCGGTATAATTATTTTCAGTAGGCACGGCCCCGATAATCTTTTCAATTAGATTGCCTTTAATATTTATATAAATTGTTCTTAAGCTCATAGTTTTATTAAATCAATAGTGCAAAGTTGACCCGGGACGTAATTGTTAATTTTATTAACATAAAAATAAGCCTTGTACTGATTCAGGTAAATCGGTATGTAATGTTTTAACCCGGCAACCTCATAGACAGGAAGGTTAAATTTTGCCCTGCGAAGATTAGTCTTTGTAAGCATCCGTGAGAGCCATGCGTAATTTGCAACAAAATAAGAAAATGAAACTTCTAATGAATTGGCTTTTCTGGGACTAACAGTATCATACGAAATACCTCCAATTAACTGATTCCGTAATCCAAAAGTTTTAGTATTCGCACAATTATCTACATAGACAATTCTTGGATCAATAGAATTTTCCTGTTTATAAGTTACACTACCGGAATCATATTTATTAAAGGCAATTCTTGAAATGTCCACATCAGTTAAAACGGTCACTTCATCACAAGTAGATACAGGAAGTTCCAATATATCTTTATTTAAAGGTAATGTATCGTCATTCACCTGCACATTACCACGACCATTGTCCTTAATTACATCGTCAGAATCTTTGTATCTTAGATAGTTATTCTGTGCATAATCCCCAAACTTGAACTCAGTCTCGTCCTCCTGCTCGGATAGATATGCACTCCAATCCCTTGCAATAGGAATATTATCGTACAAATCAGAATAATTCCAAAATAATATTTTCTTATCTCTTGCCGTTGTATCAGGTATGAGTCCGAATATATTACAAATCATCTTCACGAAATCAATCTGTGACATATCCGGAAGATTCAAATGTGGTACAACCGGGGAGGCGTATCCGATTGCAGTAGCTTTAATATCTACTATAAGAATATCGTAATAATAAAGCTGACATGGAGTAACGAGAAATGTTAAACTTACCCCGGATAATGCAGTATAACTTCCTTCGTGAACATAAATAGTAACGAATCCTATTGTTCGTGTAAGATCAGAATTTGTAACAAGTTCCGTATCAGTTATTCCATCTCTTACATAAACTTGTGGATCTGATAAGTAAATACTTGTTATTACTGTTACGCTGAATTTATAAGTCCCGGTAAATGGAGTAAGATAAACACCGCCAGCAAATAACGGAGTACCAATAATAAGTGTTCCTCCGGGTAGTGTATTTAAAGCTAAAGGATAACTTTTATTTTCAGAATTAGTAAGTCCATAATAATACTGAGTAAGAATAGTATTGCCTATTGACCTATTAACGATTGGCATGAACAACTTTAAGAACTTTGGATCGGTAAGGATATCCCCCAAACAAGTAAATGATACGTTTGTAAATATCTCATCCCATATAGTCTTAGCTTTAATAAATGGCCATATCCATCCGGCATACATTTCAACTCTCGATCCGTCATCGGTAAGTGGGGATATGGCTCCGTCGTCTGAAGGTTCGCAAAGTGGATAAACATAATCTAAATCCCCTGCATTACTGGCTGCTGCGGTTATAGCATCCCATGTATGATTTGCGCCGGCAAGGGTAAGATTAGAAAGTTTTTTACCTTCAATCTCTTTAAAAAAATTCAAGTTACCGGAATAAATAGAAGCATAATAATATTGATCGTCCCCTTTGTCGAGAATCATATAACCGCCGGTAATCATTTCAATACCGCTATTTACATAACGACAATTCTGTTTTTCATAAGGGAATGTAGTATTAGCACCAACCTCGCCGGATAGTTCAAACAGCGCACGCATGGCACGTGTTTTGCGTATTTTAAACTGAGCCGTGAAGTCTGACTGGCGATCCTGCATCTCTGCAATATCATTTACTTGTTTGTTTATCGGGATAATTTCATCTTCATCAAGATCGCATTCAGTATCATTAATATAAAGATGCTGTGACTTCTGAAATACAGCCGGGGTATTTGGTAATTCTTTGCGTGTGATTTCAAAGTTTAAAATATATCCCGGAGCGTTCTCGTCCTTTGTTACATGCTCGCCTCTTGTTATTTTAACTTCACGCCATACGCCTGATTCATATTGTTCAACTTTCTCAGCTAAGAGAAGACTTTCAAATCCTGGGATATCACCCGCTGTTATACCTTCGAGAGTTATCTGATAGGAATATTCTGCTTTTAGTTTTGTTGGCCGTTCAACCTTTGATATGCGTGAGAACATTTTAGTTACCTGCGTTCCCATACTCTCGGTTGACATGGTAATCTCGTAACCGTTTGTAAAATTAAAGTAATGATAACCGTTGTACCACCACCGTAAATAAATCCCGGTAGTACATCTCGAAATAGTTATATTAATAGTGCCAATCATGCGATTCTCTTTTTACGTGCCTCGCTCAAATTTTTTCTATGTTCTAAAGTAAATGGTTTTCTTTTTCTTCCCATTAATGATTTACTTCTTTTATCTTTTGTTTCAATAGATTGTTTTAATCCTTTCATTGATTCACTTATTTTCTTTTTGTGTTCATCAGTTAAAGGATACCTATTTCTGCCTAACTGACTTTCACTCATTTTTTTACGTGTTTCTTCACTAAGTATTCTACCTTTCTTAGATTCGCTTAGTTTTTACCTTGTTTCATTTGACATTTTTTTATGCGAATCACTTTGTTTTTTCCTACTTTCCGCTGAATGTCTATGACCTAACCAACTTCCCGCTGTTTTACAAATATTAAAGAAAGGATTATATGAATCAATAAAGTATTGTTCTGTCTTGATTAAATCTTCTTTATCACATCCAAGTAAAATAGAAAATTGTAAATCGACTTCTCCGTATTTACTAAAGTGCCTTTGCAGTTTTATTGACCCATGTTTATTTTTTCTTAAATCATTAATATGCATTTTCCATCTATGATTGATGTCAATGGCGCTTCCAATATAAATCCTTTCCGGTTTTATCTGCGATTGTATCTTATATATTCCACTTATTTTCATAATATAAAAATAGTCAATTATTGAGAAAGCAATATATTTTATTATAAATAGCCGACATAAATATACCGGCTGAAATAAAAAACAAAAGCTCAATTAAATCAAATGATTTAGTGAAAAGAAAATACCATAAACAACATTGACCTGTGAAGCATAAATGACAGCCACCCAGCGGCCGGCATAACCACTCCGGTAGTTGGTTAATCAAATCCTGATACCACTCAAAGATCATTCCTTTCTGTCCGAGGGCGCAAAACATGTAAGCTATTAGCGATATTTTTAAGATCTCTATCATGTTATTAAATCATCACAAAGTTTCGCTGCACTGGTTGTATGTCCTGCCTGTGCTATTATTGCAGTAGTGTTAGCCTGTCCTGTGCCTATTGCTGTTCCTGTTGTACCTATTTCAATATTAATTATATTACTCCACACCTGGCTCACACTTTGATCTGTTGGTGCTGCCTCTAAGTAATCGTTTCCTGATTTCCAGAAAATCCAACCACCTGCCGGACCCACATCTCTTAAATTATAGTTCGTAGTTGATGTAAATGCACGACACGCACGCACAAATTGAAGATTTTGTTTTTGCAAATCTCCCCAAATATTTGAAAAAAAATTCAAATTCCAAGCAGTCGTTGAATCAAATTCACTTGAACTCCAATATGTATCAACTTCACTAAATCCACCAACAGAATAATCATATAACTCAACCTTCATTAAATTTAACTCATCCTTTGAAGGAAGGAACCAATCATTAAAAGGAGTCGCAGGAGTATCTTTTATTAACCGTACAGAAGCATAATCAGTTACATTCTTTGCAAGATTGAAAATTGTTAATGCTGCTGAATTATTAATCGCTCTGATTGAATAAGCCAGATTGTCATTAGTAACTCCTGTTTTTGTCCAAAAGAAACCTGTTATTCCTTTATTAGCATAAACAATACTTAAAAATAACCCACCCGGCAATAATGATAACCCGTAAGTATCTACCGCTCCGGTATTAGGTGTATCCCAGTGTGTAGTCCCTGCTTCTTTCAAAATACCTCCGGCATCTGAAATATCGCCAACGTAATCTATTAAAGTATTCCATTCGGCAAGTGAGGGGACATGCCATCCTGCCGGACAAAACCCGGGAGACATGATTTGATCATAGGTATAAAGTCCTCCATAAATAACTCTATTCGCTTCATCATTATTATAGACTTTTGAACCTGGAAAATCAGAATCATAGTTTTTACACATCCAAACTTGAGTACCAATGATAACTTCACAAAGTCCCGAATCAGGAATAGGAATAACAGGGATATCAGCAATAGGACTAAATCCGGAAATAGATATTTCCTTACTTCCTATTTTAACAGCTAATTCAATATCATAACCATTGACCTGATTTCCATAAACAATAAGACTGCCCGGTTCAATACGTACATTTTTCCATCCATCTGCAGTAAGTACATGCACCTCGCGTGTATTCATTATAGTTCTTATTGCCTGACATTGTTCGTAAGTTATTTGTCCGGTACCCATCATTACAGATCGGGTTCCTAAAGTTCTGTACTTTTCGCCTTCAGTTATAAGAGAAAGTTTGCCCGGAAGAAAAAACCAATAATGCCAACCGTTATAATACCAACGAAGATAATATCCTTGACATGGACGTTTAATAGATATTTTTTGAGGGGTGTTATTTTTGTAACCTATTATCATATTGAAATAGATAAGGTCAAATGATCTGCCGTATCTGGTATTGTAGCAGGATCAATCATCAAAGAATTTATAAACCCTTCTAACGTATCAGCTGGGACAATAGTAACAACATCCCCGCCTAATTGTGTATTGAGAGAGTTAAATATCTTCATCGTTACTGTTACGTCGGAAACAGGACTGATAGGAATAGTCTCAGGGAATATAAATGATATATCAAATGGCAGTCCTAAAAAGTAAACAGGTCGTTCAAATGAATTAAGGAATGGTGCATTGAAAATTCCATTTGCAACATATTCATGAAGGTTCGATCCTTGCTCTTCACTTCGCACACACTCGCCATAATACCAGGTTATGACATCTGAAGGCGGCGAGATAACCCCACCTTCTGGAATCCATAACTCAGTACTTCCATACCAGCAACCTCTATACTCAAATGAAAAATTACCCGACTTTGTCGGCTCTTTCATTATCGGTGTTGAATAATCTCCTGTTTTCCCGAGTGATGTTTTAATCCTTAATATCCCGGAAACATCCAGATCGGCATAACCAAATGAATCCGGTGATGCAATCACAGTCAATGATTCAATTATTCCATTTACAGTTAACCGACCTTCAAAATAATAACCTCCGTAAAATGTATGATCATTGAAATAAGTAATTGTTCTATCGGGATCGAGCGCAACATCCCCGGGCGCAAACCCTGCAATAAAAGGAATGTCTGTTACTATTGTTGTAGTTCCTGTTCCTGCAAGTGCAGTACCGACTTTCATTGCATTTAAAGTCTTATTAAATACAGATATAACATCACCAACCGTCCCGTCAAATATTCCGGCAGCGACTGTTAAATTAAGAAACCCAGCATTATTAGCAGCGGTTACAATATTAAAGTCGTGTCTATGTAACCGGAAATTATTTGGACTTTCCGTTGCAACCCATCGAGATACATTAGGAGGGCTTACTGAATCAGAATATTCGGGAGTTGAAATAAGAGTTATCATTTTTAATAATATTGATTATGGAAATAATCGTCTTCCAAAATAACTACTTCATAAAGTTCTTTATCATTCATATCACATCCATTGTAATTTTACTAATCTTATCGCTGAATTTCTTATTGATCTTTTCGATTGTCTCTTTACGCACGGTGTTATAAACATCAATATAAGTTTTACTCCTGAATTGCTTATTACCGTATTTGTTTATATACCACGTTACTGATTTGGCTTCTCTTATTTTTCCTTCTGCAGTACCTGATTTGAATTTATTATGCTTCTCCATCCATGCGTAAATCTTTTTCCAAAGTCCGGTATCAACATTTGATTTACGTGGCCCTCGTCCTCTCTCTAAAACTCCAAGCCAGTACGGAACTAATATCCCATCATGAAGATCTGTTATCTCAACTGTGAACATCTTCATAATTGAATCGCTGATCTTATTTCCTGAATAGGAATTTCTGTCTCCTATCAGTTTGATCATCTCTTCCAGTTCCGGTTTTAAATCAATGCCTATCATTTTTGTCTTACCCCCGTAAAAACGTTACTAACTATTAATTTAGTTTATCTTGAATGTAATATTATGGATGTAATTACCTGTTTGTGGATCTGTTGTCCATTCCATATTTTCTATCTCATCCGATAATTTTACTTTATTTACCCTTCGTTTAAATCTTAAGAGTCCCGTATGATCTACATACCAGTCCACGTCCTCTTTTTCACTTTTAAGAAATGGGTTCAATTTCTGTAAAAACAATTTAATTCTTTTCATAAACATGGGTTTTTATTCTCGTTTTTCAAATAATACAAGTCCAAAGGCATTGACCAGCCGATTACATTAGCATCGTATTTATTCTCCTGAATCTTTGTAAGTGTCATTGGCTTGATCTGTTTGTATTCGCCGGACTTAATCAGATAAAGGATTATCTCTTTACAGGTGTCGAGTAGTAATTGCAGTTTAACCTCATTACTATCTGCCGCGCCTTCCAGTTCTACTTGCTGAATAACTTCAATCAAAACAGGCGGGTAATGTTCAAGAATGGCATTTGCCTTGACTTCTAACAGGACTTCATTAGGCTGTATGATTAACCCTATAATGTCATTCTGATTACTCTGATCAACCTTTAAATTAGCGATCTTATCTGATTCATAAAGAACCAAAGTACATCCGGAAGAAGCTAATATAGTTTTTAACTTACTTGTTATCATGCGAATTTAGATTTAGGTTGTGATTCTTTCCTTGCCAAATCATAATATCTTTCCTGAAAATCTGCCTGTTCTTTAGCGATCATAAACCTGACAAGACATTCATTATACGGTGTAAGTAGTACTTCTGGCACGGTACATTTCATTGCATCACGTAAGAAATCTAAGGAAGTTAAATCAGAAAAGACATTGAGTTTTTCTATCCCAGCGGCAAACTCTATTTTGGTAGGTTCCCTATGAAGGAGTTTTTGTTCTCTCTCTGCCATTTCTCCGATAAGAGTAGTTAAGTGCATGGCAACCGGGTATAAATCTTTTGCTTTCAAAGTCAAGATATATTTCCCGAATAACAACGCATTATCTTCATCCCATTTTTTAAAGTAAGAATAATAGTAACCATTCACGACACGAAGGATTGAACCAAAATCATTTTCTTCTTTCCTCATTAAGAACAATCTTTGACCATAACAAATACTATCAGTAAATTCTTTCAGATCTTTTGGAATACTTAATTTCTTTCGTTTGATCTTTATATATTCAGGCAATGGAAGTTGTGACAGACCGTCCGGAAGTCCAATATAAAGATGAAAATTGTTAATCATCTCTATTAACGTCAATTTGTCAATGCTTTTTAACTTCATAGTTCCTTTCGCATTCTATACAAATCCAGAATGAATAATAAAGCATCAATCTTACTTAGTGTTATAGAGGATGTAGTTTCTCCCTTTTCATCTTTAATTTCCAGGTAGAGTTCACCTGTTTTTGTTAGATAACTGGCCAATTCCTTACCTGATAATTCATCAATAAATAATTTTCTTGTTGCCATTTTATTTTATATTAATTATGTGTGCCATGTCTGGGGTCGGTGTATTCTGGTTGTGCTTTGAGTATAGTAACGAATCCCTGAAAGTAAATGATTAAATCCTTTGTTCGGGATACCTGCTTTCTTATCATTCCACGTATGATTGCGCAATTCTTTGACCAGATTAATAGATTCTTTATCGGTTATAATATCATAATCCTGTACAAGCCTGATACCCTCTAATACACTCCCTTCGTGTTTCTCAATGCCTTTTATATTGAATCTTATATCTCCATTTTTTAGTTCTGAGATCATCCTGGGATCAGCTGAGTCGGCAATAATCAACTCATGTGACCTCGCATATAATGATACTTCTTTTCGCAAATCAGATATTTGAAGATCATTTAAATAAAAACATTCCTTTGCATAAATTTTTCTATTCTTTTCATCTATTGCAATCTTAGCCATTGCATCAGGATCAGGATGGAATCCAAAATCTAAACCAAAGCCATAAGGTAATGAGTTGTCAAGCTCACCATAACTCCAATTCGGATATATAACTCCTTCGAGTTGTCCAATCTTTCCTTCCAGATAAACCGTTTTATAGTTTGTATCACGTTCTGCACGCAATAAAATGTCTTTCTTTATTGCTTCTGACAGGAATGGATTATCAAATAATGTAGAATGAATCAGAGTTATGTCATCCTTATACTGAAGGTTGTTAATAAATTGTTCATATACCCAAAATTCAGAAGTAGGATTCCAGTCAGCAAAGATTTGTTTCCGGGTTCTTTGCGCCAAATGAAAGAAAGTATCGTAATCAATATATTGAAGCTCGTTTACGAAAAGATAATCACGTTCGGGACCATGTACTTTGCCCGGAGTATCAACTGAAAAGAACTCGACTATTGATTTACTGAACTCAAATATATTCTCAGATTTATTATGTTTCTTTTCACTATAAAGATTATTGTTTTTCAAGAATAAGATAAAGTCACGCATCGCACCCTTACGAAGATGCGGCATTGTCTCTGATACAATAGAAAAGATTATTGGTGTAGGACTTTGAATTGCTTTTGTATAAGCAACCTGATTTATTGAATATGTCTTAGTTGAGCGGGTTCCTCCCTCGTTAAAAACATAACGAGTATTGGCGTCTAAATTTTTATAGTAAATATCACTTACCGGAATCTGTATTTCCATGCCGTATGAAAGTAATATTAACAGGCTCAATGCTATTGCCGTCACTTGTTATATCTGTTTTTTTAGGTAGTACATATGTGAAAAGTTTAGCACAAGCATCAAGATACCTGGCTGGGTCTTTCTTCTTAACATCCAAAAGAGCTGATTTAATATTATCAACCTCCCCTAAAAGAATCTGTTCAAGACGCTCCTTTGCTTCTTTAGTAGTTCGATTTAGAGTGCCCGGCCCTCGTCCCCCTGACTTAATATGCCCCTTCTTTGCTGTCATACTATATTAAACTATTATAGTTTAGTTACTCATTACTTCAAAGTCAAACATCATCTTTGCACATTCCAATTTACAGCCATAACAGATATTAATTTCCGGTTGCACATTCAATATTCTCCGGTGATCTCTTTTGATCATAAGCACATCAAAGCGAGTGAACCATTCAGATTCAGGAGGCACATCATAATATTTGGTTGCGACTTTCATTTCTTATCCGGCCAGAATATATCAAAGTGAGTAAATATTCCGTTCAATCCAGTCTATAATGTTTTCACTAATTCTCTGATAAGGTTTCAAGTTCCAGACTTCTCTTACAATTAATCTTTGTTTTTTGCTTAGTATTTCCATGTTTTTAATTTTAAAATTAATACTTTCAAAAAGGAGCCCATTACGCGTCAGCCTGTTTCGGCAATATTGGGCTCCCTAAGCCAATCCTAACTAAACTAAAATGAAAAACCTGACAACAAATTTACGTTATATCAAGCCTATAAAGAATTATATTTATTGACATTTTACTATAATTATCAACAAACTATCTAATCCCGTAATACTCTTTTGGCGTTTGGAATATCTTCTTTGGTTGATCTTCTGGAATAGAAAATACATCCTTTCTATTAACCGACATATAACTCGGAGTTAATGGCTTATTAAAACTCATAAGGCTAATCCATACCTTACCTGTAAATAATACTTTCATTCGTTCCTTAAATGACATTCGCCAACATGATATGACTTCGCCTTCTGTGGTGTTAAGTTTTAATGCTGGCAACGGTTGATATTCCTTCTGATCTTTTGCAAAGACTACATTTTGATGTTTAAATTCTACTGGTTTCATTTCTTCTTACTTGTTAGTTATATCTGATGTTATTTATCGTACATATTCCAAGTCTCATCCATGTTTAAAATTCCATCAGCTTTATAGTTATCATCCTGAATCTGCACGGAATTTGAATACATTTTTGCAGAGCTTTTTCTCATTTGCTCAATAGCTTTCTTTTTAGCTTCTTCTTCATTGTCTAACTGATATAATAGCATTGCCTTTATTGACTTCATCTATTCGCTTCTTCCATAGATCATAATTTGCCCGGATTGTATGAATCTTTTCATGAAAGTAGATTTTATCAAAGAACTTTGTTACCCCTCCGGCTTTTGGATGCTTGGCAGGGAAATATTTTGAAACAGTCAGCACGTAGGTTTTCATATGTTAGTTTTAAATATTTGTTTCTCAAATCGGAACTTACTTTTTGCTATTATATATTCATTGCCGTCATTATCAATAAATTGAACACATTTAGCGTCAATGGCTGTTATAATGCCATAACATTCCGTTTCAAACTTCCATCCTTTTTTAGCGATAAAAGTTGCTTTTCCAAAATCGCTTACTGAATATTTATCTTCCATTACAAGGCTTTTTGAATGAGTTTCCAATACTTAATAGTTGATTTTTTACTCATCCCGTCCGGTCCTCCATTCCAAAGTCGGGCAATTACTTCCATGTCAGTACCGGAACAATACCACAGAAATACCCGTTTTGCTTTCACAGGATCGAACATGTCCCTTTCGGAGTACATTACCCCTGTTTTTCTATAATAATCGCTTAAACGTGCCTTTCTGATCTGTACAATGCCATAAGAATGCTCTTCCAAATGTTTATCCCCGATCGCCATTGCATCAAAACCGCTTTCAACTTCACAAGTAGCATTCCATATTTTCTCATACGGTTG